TTAAAGCGACGGGCCGATGAGGTTCCAGTTGCAGGAGTGCAGGCTCATGCCGGTTGATGATCCCACAGGTGGCGGGTTTCAGGTTGTTGTCATTGATGATGAGGGCAATGAAACGACGGATGGAGAATCGCTTCTTACTCAGGAACGTGAGGATTTTCTCATTCTCGCGCATGAGCGATTTCGAACGATTGTGGATGCGGAGGGTGTGCTGCGTCAGGAGATGCTGGAAGACTTGCGCTTCCGGGCGTCTGATCAGTGGCCGGACAATGTGCGAGCGATGCGTGAGCAGGACAACCGTCCCTGCTTGACGGTCAATCGGATTCCGCAGTTTATTCGTCAGGTCACGAACAACCAACGAGCGTCTCGTCCAGCGATTGCGGTGAGTCCGACTGGGAATGCTCCTGACCCGGACTTGGCTGAGGTGATACAGGGAGTGGTGCGTCACATCGAAACCAAGAGCGATGCTGACGTGGCGTATAGCACGGCAGGCGATCATCAGGCGACGATGGGGCGCGGCTATGTGCGGGTGATTACGGACTATTCCGATGATGACCCGTTGAACATGAATCAGGAGATTCGGATTGAGCGGGTGGGAAATCCGTTTTCGGTGTATATGGACCCCTCGTCGCAGAAGCCTGACGGGTCGGATGCGCGATATGGGTTTGTGGTTGAAGACATTCCGAAGGGGGATTACAAGTTTCGGTTCCCGGACTCGGAGATGGCTGAGCTTTCGGAGTTCACTTCGACGGGGAACAGTCAGCCGGAGTGGATGCCTGAAGGCAACGTGCGGATTGCCGAGTATTTCTATGTTGAGGAACGACGAGAACAAGTGGTGGTGGTGATGTCTGCGGAGGGTGTGAAGGAGCAGTTGCCTCGTTCGGCGTTTACGTCTGTGGAGGAGTTGCCGGAAGGAATGTCGCTGCTTGCGGAGCGAGAGATTACAACCCGCACGGTGAAGTGGGCGTTGATTAACGGTGTGGAGATTCTTGAAGGGGATGCATTGCAGGTTGGTGGACGCGAGTGGCCCGGAAAATATATCCCGCTCATCCCTGTGCTTGGTGATGAAATCAACATCAATGGGGTAAAGGATTATCGGGGGATTGTCAGGGATGCGAAAGACCCGCAGCGCATGTATAACTACTGGGTCTCAGCCGAGACGGAGATGATTGCACTGGCTCCCCGTGCGCCGTTTGTGGCGGCAGAGGGGCAATTCGAGGGACATGAGGCGAAGTGGCGCACGGCGAACATTCGGAATTATCCGTATTTAGAATACAAGCCGAAGACCATTAGTGGGCAGTTAGCGCCCCCACCGCAGCGGCAGAGTTGGGAACCGCCGATTCAGGCGATGACGATGGCGATTGCTCAGAGTGATAACGACCTGAAGTCCACGGGTGGATTCAACGATGCGTCGTTAGGACAGCGTGGCCCACAGGAATCCGGGAAGGCGTTGCGTGCGCGTCAGCAGCAGGACGAGATGGCGAACTCGCATTACCTCGACAATCTTGGTCGGGCGATTCGTCAGGTGGGTCGCGTGATTGTGGATTTAATTCCGAAGATTTATGATTCGGCTCGCGTGATGCGGATTACTGGAGAGGATGAGTCAAAGCGGAACGTCATGGTGTTTGCGGGGGAACAGAATCAGCCATTGCCTCAAGATATGGAGCAAGCCTCTCCAGCGATTGAAGGCATCTACGACTTGAGTGTGGGGAAGTATGACGTGACCGTGTCTGTCGGTCCCAGCTTTCAGACTCGACGGCAGGAAGCGGTGGATTCCTTGGTGCAGTTTGTGCAGGCGTATCCGAATGCGTTTCCGATGATTGGGGATTTGCTGGCTGAAAACATGGATTGGCCGGGAGCGAAACAGGTGTCGGCTCGACTGAAGAAGATGTTGCCTCCACGGTTGCAGGATGATGTGAATCTTCAAGATGTTCCTCCTGAAGTGCAGGCAAGAATGCAACAGGTCGAGGGGCAGTTGAAACAGATACAGGAAGCGTATGAGCAGGCGCAAGAGGCGTTGCGAACAGACCAAGTAAAGCGACAGGCACAGGTCGCCATTAAGGAACGGGAGTTGGCGGCAGATGCGGCGTCACAGGAGCGTGACCTTCAGGCGAAGTTACAGCTAGAGGAAATCAGGCAGCAGGGAGAGAGCGCGAGAGCACTTGCCAAGATTGAACAGCAGCGAGCGAGTGAGATTCTCCAGACAGAGATTGGTCGATTAGAGAATTTGATTGCAAGGAATGTGGAGATATCGAATCGTGAAGAAGACCGGTATGAGCGTCTCGCTCTTGCGGGGCAGCAAGGCCCGCCGGGAGGAGCACCGCCGGGACCACAGGGACCACCGATGGGAGCCCCTCCGGGAGCCCCTCCGGGAGCCCCTCCGGGACCGCCTCCGGGACCGCCTCCGGGACCGCCTCCGGGACCACCACCGGGAGGAGGCCCACCGGGACCGCCTCCGGGACCACCACCGGGACCGCCACCGGGGGGACGACCACCGGGGGGATAGGGAGAAGTTTAGCGTTTCGTTCGACGAAAGTTTCTGGCACACTATAGAGGAAGGAAGAATTGAATGACCGTTACGATTGCCAGCACGACTGATACAGAATCTCAAGTGGCTGAAGTCAACAAGGTGGCAAATGAAGAGAAGCCGATTGGTGATATCTCTAGTCCACAAGCTGACGGTGTGCCTCATGATGTAGCTAGTGATGAGTCAGGTGCTGACGAGCGTGCGTCCTCAGCAGAGGAACCCGATACGGACTCGTCGGATGATGTCGAAGTCTCTTCTGCTGAGACGGATGAGGGAGTGGATGCGTCAGGCGAGACCGATGACGAGACGCAGGAGTCGGTTGCTGAAGAGGAACCGAGGAAGAAAAAGAAGCGTCGTGGTCGGTCGTATAAGGATCGAGCCAGTCAGTTAGCGCGAGAGAAAGCGTTTGAGAAGCAACGGGCTGACAGTCTTGCGTCTCAGCTTCAGGCGTTAGAGCGACAGCGTGAAGCCTTTACTAGAACACAAGAGGCGCAGTCGAAGAAGGCGGCTGGGGAGTCTGAGGATTCTGAGTCTCCTGCCACCGAGTCAAGCTCTGATGCCGCGAAGGGAACAGAGAAGCCGGTGCAGTCTGACTTCGATACATATGAGGATTTTTCTGAAGCGTTGGTGGACTGGAAGGTAAGCGAGCGCCTTGAAACTCATGAAGTGAAACGTCGTGCAAGTATCGAGCACGACCAAGTTCTGACTGCTCGAAACAGAGCCGTCGATGCACACCGTGTGCGAATCGACGCTTTTCGAGAAGAGAACGCTGATTTCGATACCGTCATCGAGAAAGCGAAAGACTTGCCGATGACACAACCGATGCAAGACTCGGTTATTAATTCTGATGTCGGACCTGCGGTGATGTATCACCTTTCGAAAAATCCCGAAGAGTGTGATCGCATTTCCCGGTTACATCCGATGGCAGCAATCAAAGAGATGGGAAAAATTGAAGCGCAACTAGAGGTTGCTTCGACCGGCCCGACCTCTAGGGCAGAATCTGTAACGAGAGCACCAAGACCAATCAAGCCGGTAGGTGGTGGTGCGACAGCGTCAACGGTTGCGCTTGATAAGTTGCCGTATCAGGAATACAAGAAGGCGAGAGAGATCGCGTTAGGTATTCGTCCACGGTAATGCGAGAGCGACAGAGGCGCACATATATAAGTGAGATAGTGCAATGGCAAATACATTATTAACGATTAGTATGATCACCCGTGAAGCCTTGCGGGTGCTTGAAAATAATCTAACCTTCACCAAGGGGGTGAATCGTCAGTATGACGATAAGTTCGGCGTTGAGGGTGCCAAGATTGGCACTGTGCTGAATGTCAGAAAACCGCCACGGTACATCGGACGCACAGGAACCGCGATTTCAATTGAAGACGCGACAGAAACTCAGGTTGCCGTGACGCTCGACACGCAGTTTGGTGTGGACATCACGTTTACTTCTGAAGACCTCGCCTTGAAGATTGATGACTTTAGTCAGCGGTTCATTACGCCAGCGATTGCAACGGTTGCCAACAAGATCGACCATGCTGGTCTTGCGCTGTATAAAGATATTTATAACAGCGTCGGCGTACCGGGAACACCGCCAACGGCGTTGCTGACGTATTTGGAAGCCGGTGTCAAACTGGACAACAATGCGGCCCCAATTGATGGACAGCGGTCGGTTGTTGTGACTCCACTCATGCAAGCGAAGATTGTCGATGCGTTGAAGGGTCTCTTCCAACAGTCGTCGGCCATTGCGACACAGTATCGCAAAGGCACGATGGGGACAACGGCTGGTTTCGACTGGCTGATGGACCAGAACGTGAACACCCACACGGTGGGACCATTGGGTGGAACGCCGCTGGTTAACGGCAGCACCTCTAGTGGTGCAACCACGTTGGTCACAGACGGCTGGACATCCTCTGCGGCGTCTCGGCTGTTGAAGGGCGACATTTTCACCCTCGCTGGTGTGAATGGGGTCAATCCTCAGTCGCGTCAATCCACAGGATTGGCCCAGCAGTTTGTCGTCACCGCTGATGTCAGTTCTGATGGGTCAGGAAACCTGACCGCAGCGATTAGCCCAGCGATTACCAGTAGTGGAGCCTTCCAAACGGTCGATGCGTTGCCAGCGGATAACGCTGCGTTGACGATTGTTGGCGCGGCCAGCACACAGACCCCACAAGGTCTCGCGCATCACCGCGATGCGTTCACGTTGGCGATGGCTGACTTGCCGTTGCCGCAAGGGACAGACATGGCGGCGCGTGTGTCGGACGATCAACTGGGGATGTCGATTCGCATGATTCGAGATTACGATATCTCGACGGATAAGTTCCCATGCAGACTTGATGTGCTGTATGGGTGGGCGACACTTCGTCCTGAGTTGGCTTGTCGAGTACAGGCGTAATCCTACGGTAACTCAATGCCGGGAGGGAGATACTTCCCTTCCGGTATTTTTCTAGAAAGTCATGTCATGGATCAATATCCGTCATACCCGAAATGGGTTTATATCAAGCGTGCATCTGGTGGGGTCGAGGCAATGTTAATTGAGACTCCTGATGGCTTGAAGAAGATTACGGAGTCGTGGGCAGAGTCTCCGGCGGGACCGTTTGTGTCTGCATCAGATCCGAGGAAAGTGAGGCGTTCATCAAAGAGGGCTGTGGTGGGGGGTGGTTAAGTTGTGACTGCGAATGAATTGATTTCCCGCGCACTCAAAACCGTTGGAGTGCTGGCGTCTGGTGAAACAGCCGACAGTGACAATGTGGCTGATGCGTTAGTGGTGTTGAACAACATGGTGGATTCGTGGGCGACGAGTCGCCTGACAATCTACACTGTTGTTCGGAACGTGCTGGACCTGTCGGCTTCGACGCAGGAGTATACGATAGGGACGGGGGGAACATTTAATATTGTGCGTCCGGTCACTATCCAGCGTGCCAGTATTATTTTGGATAAGACCGCGAGTGCAACGCAGAAAATTGAACTGCCGATTGAAGGTCCGATTACGATTCCTCAGTGGCAGGGCGTAGCGATTAAGGGAACGACCAGTACCTATCCCACAAAGTTTTTCTACGATGAATCATGGGCGGCGGGATTGGCAAAGATTAGTGTGTGGCCGATTCCGAATAACAGCAATGTACAGCTAGTGCTGTATGTGCCAACCGCATTAACGCAGTTTGCTGACCTGACAACGAGCTACACGTTCCCTCCGGGGTATGAAGAAGCCTTGCGGTATCAGCTTGCGCTTCGACTTGCGCCAGAGTTTGGGACGGTGCTTTCTCCTGACTTGCGAGAGTTGGCGTCGGATGCGTTCGCGGCAATTAAGCGTGTCAATATCACCGACGAAACGTTAGGGATTGACCCGTCGCTTACGGCGAATGGTGGTCGATATAACTGGAGAACGGATCGGTCTTCATGAAGTTTCAAGGGTTTGTGGGTCCGTCGTATACATCGCAATCCGTTCGACTGGCAGCGCAGCGGTGTATGAACTGGTATATCGAGAACATTGAGGTGACGGGCGAACCATTTCAGAGCGCGTTATATCCGACACCGGGATGTGAGGAGCGTCACACGTTTGATGAATCCCCTGTGCGCGGGATGTTAGAGCATAACGGGCGCTGCTTTGTGGCAGTGGGACAGACGTTCTATGAGATTTACAGCGACAAGACGACAACACCGACTGTGCATGGCACGATAGCTTATGCCGCAACCCCTGTCACGCTCGTCGCCAACGATATGGGTGATGAGGTTTTCATCACGTCGGCTGGCGTGGGGTATGTCTTCACGTTGAGCACGGATGCGTTTGCCACGGTACTGGCGTCGGGGGCTGATCAGGGGGAGTTTCTGGACGGTTTCTTTTTATCCCTCAATGATTCCACCTCTACGTTGCGGCTATCGGACTTAAACGACGGAACTACGTGGGATGCCACGCAGTATGCCCAACGAACGGCTGGTGCTGACCCGTGGCAGTCGGTCGTGGTGACGCATCGTGACATCTGGTTGTTCGGGAAGCAGACGACGGAGGTCTGGTATAACGCTGGGACGAGTCCCTTCCCGTTCGCGGCAATTCCCGGTGCGTTTATTGAAGAGGGGATTGCTGCACCGTTTAGTGCCAAGAGGGTTGGAAATGTGGTGATGTGGTTAGGGAGCAGCGAGGATGGGGCCGGGATTGTGTGGATGTCGAGTGGGTATCAGCCCCAGCGTGTCAGCACTCATGCGGTGGAACATGCCATACAGGGATATGTGCGTGCTGGTCTCAGTATTTCTGATGCTGTGGGATGGACGTATCAGGAGGACGGGCATAGTTTTTATGGGCTGAATTTTCCAGAGGCCAAAGCCACATGGGTCTTCGATAGCGCGACGGGTCTATGGCATGAGCGTGGGACATGGAATGTGGATGACGTGGAGTTTAAGGCGTGGAGACCGCAGTATCACGTCTATGCGTTTAACAAACATCTTGTGGGTGACCGGGACATTGGCACGGTGTATGAGATGTCGATTGACAAGTTTCAGGATGCGGGAGGTGGACCGATTCGTCGTGTGCGTAGGACTCCGCATCTATCTGCTGATAACAACTGGATCTTTCATCGGTCTCTTCAGCTTGAGCTTCAGACGGGCCTTGGTCTCACGACGGGGCAAGGCAGCAACCCACAGGTGATGATGCGGTGGAGTGATGATGGGGGAGAGACGTGGGGGAATGAGCATTGGGCGTCCGGCGGGAAGATCGGAGAGTATGGGTTGCGAACTATTTGGAGACGGTTAGGACGAGGGTATGACCGTGTGTATGAAATTGCGGTGTCTGACCCGATTCCGTGGCGAGTGATTGGCGCGTATATTGATGTTGAGGTCAGCGGGGCTGGGCGGTAGCGATGGCGTTATCTCAGGTGCCATTCCGTTCGCCGATGCTTGAGGGGGTTCGGGAAACGATTACGCGAGAGTGGGTGCGATATTTACAGTCGATAGTTGATGTGCTGAATGCGGCGGCTCGCAAGTTGGATGCGGTAGCGAAGACCGCACAGGGAGCAAGCCTTGGCGCTACAGCCTTGGATACCGGGACACTGAACCCCGGCGTGTATCGTGTGAGTTACTCTGCGAGGATTACACGAGCGGCGAGCACGAGTTCGAGTTTGACTGTGACGATGGGATGGACCGATGGGGCGGTGGCGCAGTCGCAGGCTGGGGTTGCTTTAACGGGGAATGCTACGACGACGCAGCAGAACACTACGATGTTGATTCATCTCGATCAATCGACTTCGATTACTTACGCTACGACGTATGCCAGTTCTGGTGGAACAACGATGCAGTATGCCTTGTATGTTGTCGCGGAGCAGATTGGATGATTCGATTAGCGGTGCTTGACGATGTGCCTGCTGTGGTGTTGATGGGGCGTGAGTTTATTCGAACGACAAAGTATCAGGATGTTGTGTCGTCGAATCCAGACCGACTGTCAACCTTGATGACATCGTTGATTGAATCTGCTGAAGGGTTGTTGATGGTCTCTGAGTTTAACGGGTTGGTGCGAGGGGCAATCGGGATGATGGTGTATGACCATCCGATGTCTGGTGACCGTGTGTCGAGTGAAACGTTTTGGTGGATGAATCCAGAGGACCGTGGAGGACGTGATGCGTTACGGTTGGTTCGTTCGGCTGAAGAGTGGGTATGTAGCAAGGGTGCTCAATGGGTGCACATGGTTGCCCCGGATCAGCGGGTGGGTGCGTTATACGAGAGATTGGGATATCAGTTACTTGAGCTTCATTACATGAAACCGTGTATGGCTGCGAGTTTGGAGGGGTGAGATGGGTGTTGTGACAGGTCTGGCGATAGGAAGTATGGTCGCGGGTGTGGTTGGCAAGGGGATTGAAGCCAAGCAGCAAAGCAATGCGTATAAGCGTGCAGAAGAGACACTTGAGAAGAAACGTGTGAAGAGCGAGGAAGCGTGGGCGGCGTGGAAGGAAGAGAACGCTCCGGTCTTTGCGGCGAGGCGTGCGGCACAGGACCGTCTGATACGTGCGCGTGGAGGTGACCCTAACCGGTTTACTCCCGGAGACTCTCAAGGGGGAGTGTCGGATGATGCAGAGGTTCCCATAGAGACGATGGCTGGGGTTGTCCCTGACAACGTTCTCCCGGCGACAGACATTAGCGGGTATCTCACGGGGGGACTGACGCGAACAGCCCCACCGGGGACCGGCGGGGCGTTACTGGCTGGGCGGGATGCGGATTTGGCTAGAGAGAACATGGGTTCCTTTGCGACACAAGACCTGACAATGCCGGGATATTATCCTCAAGGGGAGTTCGCGGTCCCCCGAAATGCCCTTGAGGAGCAGATGGTTATGGGAAATCCTGCGTTGTCTGGACGAACACGTTACTAGGGCGAGGTGAAGTATGGGAAATACGTATGGACAGGCCAATCTATTCAGGGGATTGCCTTATGGTCAGGGTGGTGGCGCACCGGTTCCGGGAAGCGGCATTGATCCGGGGCTGGCAGGAGGGCCGGTAGACATGGGAGAACCACCACCGCCGAAGGAACCGGATGATGGTGAAGCGTATAACTACAACATGGGTGAGGAGTGGGAGAATCGGACATACGGCGGTGGTGGCGGCGGTGGCGGTGGTGGCGGCGGTGGTGGGGGAAATGTTGGGAAGTATGGGGACTTTACATTCAACAAAATTGATTACACCCCCTACGGGGGTGCAGATGTTGAGTCTCGTGATTTTGGAGAGACGATTGGGTACGACCCGTTTACGCAGCAGTATCAATCTGAGCGGTTCGGATATGGAACGGACCCCTATCGTGGGTCGAAGTTTACTGCGCCGAGTCATGAGCAGGCGATGCAAGATCCCGGCTATCAGTTCAGGTTACAGCAGGGACAGCAGGCGTTAGAGAATGCGGCAGCGGCGAAAGGAATGCTGCGTACCGGTGGCACGATGAAGGGGCTGATGGATTACAACCAAGCGGCTGCGAGTCAGGAATATGACAAGTCGTATGGTCGTGCGCTTGGGGAATACCAGATGGGCTACGGGCAGGATACTGAGGCGAATCGTGAACAGTTTGCGCGTGAAGCGCAGAAGTTTGGGATGAATCGTCAGGCAGGGCTTGACCAGTATGACCGACAGTTCCAAGCGCATCAGGCAAACCAAGCTGGAACAATGGGCGCGTTCCAAGCGCGTCATGGCGTGCATCAGGGTGATATGGCGAATGAGCTTGCGGCGAGACAATCGAACCTCATGAAGTATGGTCAGAACCTTGCGGGTCAGCAGGGGGCATGGGACCGAAACTATCAAGGGGGTCGGGATGTTTATTCGTTCGGGTTGGATAAAGCTCGTCATCTGGATCAGCAGGCAGCGGCAGCGTCGGCGCGAGGTCGAGCGGCGGCAGACTCTCGGTACAGAAGGACTTGGGATGAAGATCAGCGTGCGTATGACCGGGAGAAATATCGCAGGGAGAGGGAATACACGCTTGAACAGGATGCAGCGACGATGGGGACTACAACTCCTCCTCCAGACAGAGGTTAAGACAAGAAGAACGAGGGCATAATGCCGAATAGAAATTCTCTAGGGTGGATGTCTCAATCGAATTACTCCCCGACAGATTCGTGGTATTACGACCAGTTAGCTGACTTGCAACTAAAGCGAGGGTTGTCTGGTGCGGCTGCGACTGGGGAGATGTTTGGGATGATTGGCGCGGCTCCGATGCAAGTGCTTGACAAGAAGATGGCGCATGACCGAGAGGTCAGCCAGCAGGAATATTACCAGACGGTGCAAGACCGGCAGAAACATATCTTAGAGAAGGAACAGCGTGAGTTTAACACTGAAAATGCGTTTAATCAGCTTACGTCGAACTTCACGTCTTATATTGATGAGGATAACCATCGTGCTGGAACTTCTATTGATTACTCCGCTGCGAGTGGACATATTGAGGGTATGAGCGAGGCAGATGTTCAAGCGACGTTTGGAGAGGGTGTATTTAGGGCTGACTTGCTTGCCCTGATGGGAGAAAGATCGCAAACGCAAAATCGAACGCAACTATCGGACATTATAGTCCAGCAGGAAGCTCTTGCAAACGCGACGGCAAACGCTGGGGTTCAGTTTAAGCAAATATCAAATATGTCGCCAGACGCGCAATACCTTGCGTATACACGCTTTCGACAGCAAATGCTGGAGCAAGTCAAACAACTTGAAGATGTCGGAGTGGGTGGTGCGGCTGAGCTAGCGGATAAAATAAAAGATTTTGATTTCGAAGCATGGTCTGCTCCGGGTTGGGATGGGACTGCATACCATGAGGACAAGAATGCTGGGCAAATGTTTCTTGAGAATGCCGCTACGTTTGGAATAACTCGTGCGGAGATGGCGAGTGAGGCATCAGTAGAGGCTCAGAGAATGAGAGACGTGAACACCTTCCT